GTTCCAACATTACAAGCAGACAATTCTGCAGGTATGGAAGAGATTAAAAAGAAGAAAAAGAAAAAAGGCAAGAAGATTAAAGGTAAAGCAGGAAAAGGTAAAAAAGGCGGTTGGGGCTTATTTAAAGCTAAGTGGAAGAAAAAGAAAGCAGGCTAAAATGAATAATCCTATAGCAAAATTTTATCAATGGCAAGTTAATTCAGGTGCACTAGATGGCTGGACATCTTATCATTTAGCTGCAGGGTTGTTTATTGCAAAAGTTGCTCAGTGGTTAGGATCATCAGATTTCTGGGCTGTCATGTGGGTTGTTATCATTGGCATTGCATGGGAAATCTTTGAAGTTTATGTTGAGGGTACAGAAGAAACCTACGGCACAAAAGAAAGATGGGCATGGAATACTGGAACGGATTTATTCGTAGAGATAGCAGCAGCATGGTGGATGGTCCTTTAAAATCTTATCGACACTTTCGTAAGTATACTGATCCTGAAATCAGAGATGAGCAGGACGAGTATTTTGATAATGATGCTACAAAGCAATCTGCACCTGGTCTTTTTCGTGATAGAGATGATGTAACTTATTATATAAAAGACTCTAGACTAGAACTTCTTGATATTGAAGAGTTAAAGTCTTTGAAAAATTCTGATGTTGCGGAGATTCTAAAACACAACAAAAAAGATATTAGGTTAAAATCAGCTATTAAGTTAGCTAAGCATTATGGTAAAGATTATGAATCTATACTTAAGGCATTTCGCAACAATTACAAACTACCGCCCCCATTAGTTATAAGAGATAAAAACAATAGCATGTATCTAATGTCAGGAAACACAAGAATGATTCTAGCTGTATCGCTTGGTTTTAATATGCCTGTTAAGATTATAAAATATAAGAAAACACTCCAGACAGAAAACTTTAAATTAAATAAATCAAAAATGATAGATGTTGCTAAATGGCTAGTAAAACAGCATAAGTTAAGATCAAAAGTTCAAATATCTAGAGACAAGAATAACAGAGGTAACTATTACTGGGATACTGATACTATAGTAATTTCAAATAATCCTAGTAATATGCTGGATTTTGTAGAAACAGTTTTGCATGAGATAGATCATGCTAAGGAGAGAAAGAAGCTTGGAGCAGAAAAATACGAAGTACAATATACGCAAGCTGGTCAAGAAGCTGTTGATAAGGGAAAAGATTTCCACGATGACAACCCATTCGAAATACAAGCAGAGAAGTATGCTGAGAAAAATGGTAAAAAATGGCTTAAAAAAATATTGCATTTTTTGAAATAGCAAGTATATATATTATTGTACATGTACAGGTTTTAGTTAAATCTAAAATTAAACTCTTTAAATACTGAGATAAAAGTGTATACTGAGTTTGTTTTTGTAATTTAATTTTAGCTAATAACTACTAAGCTAAAGCTACTATAAATTACTAATTCTTAATAACTAAAACACTACAAAACAACTAAAACTAAAGGTTTAAAACAATATGAAACCTAGAAGCGCTAAAGCAAAAGGTAAAAGGTTACAAAATAAAGTTACACAGCTATTGCAAGAAAAATATTCTTCTGTATTAGAATCAGGAGACTTTAAGTCTACTACTATGGGGGAACATGGTATGGATGTACAGTTATCTCCTTCTGCAAGAAAAGTATTTCCATTTGCAATAGAATGTAAAAATCAAGAGCAGCTAAATATCTGGAAGAGTCTAGAACAAGCAGAATCAAACTGTGAAGGTCTGACACCTCTGTTAGTATTTAAGAGAAATAAGACTAAAATATATGCAGCTTTAGAAATAAGTGACTTTTTAAATTTATTAGATGGAAATAAAAAAGAGACTAACTAGTATATTAGATAACGTACTCGGCAAAAGAGGCGTATCAGGTGGTGCTAATGAAATAGCTTATTGCTGTCCTTTCTGCAATCATCACAAACCAAAACTACAGATAAATGTAGAGACACAACAGTGGCATTGTTGGGTTTGCGATGCTAAAGGTAAGTCAGTATTTACTTTAGTTAAGAAGCTTAAAGCACCAAAGACTGTATATGAAGAACTATCACAGATTTATAAGAACACAAAGTTCACAAAGTATGAAAAGCAAAAAGATGCATTTGTAAAATTACCAGAAGAGTACATACCTATGGCATTTCTACAGTCTGATTCTCTTTCGTATCAGCATGCAAAGAACTACTTAGAAAAAAGAAGCATAACAGAAGAAGACATAATAAAGTACAGCATAGGATACTGTGTAGATGGTGATTATGGAGGAAGGATAATAGTACCTTCTTATGATGCTAACGGAAACTTAAATTACTTTGTAGCAAGATCATTCTATAACTCACCTCTAAAGTATAAAAATCCACCAGCACCAAAAGATACAGTAATATTTGACCTATACATAAACTGGAATATGCCTGTTGTTTTGTGTGAAGGTGTTTTTGATGCTATGGCAATTAAAAAGAATGCTGTACCACTACTTGGTAAAACAGTACAAGATACACTTCTTAAAAAATTAGTTAACAATACAAAAGAAGTTATAGTATGCTTAGATGCAGATGCACAAGATACTATATACAAAGTTACAGAAAAGCTCCTTAGAAATGGAGTTAAAGTTTCTAGAGTAAATTTAACAGATGGAGATCCTTCAGATTTAGGATTTCAAACAATGAATTTTGCTCTAACAAAAGCAATACCTGTAAATGAATACGACTTAATAAGGCAAAAAATAAACATATGAAACTAAAAACAAAGTTTAGATCACTAAAAAAGATCTATCATATATCTGATATACAGATAAGAAACTTAAAAAGACATAAAGAATATGAGCAGGTATTTGAGAATCTGTACGATTTTCTCAGAAAAGATCCAGATAATTCTGTAGTCTATATAGGTGGAGATATTGCACACAGTAAAACAGATATGTCTCCAGAGCTGGTAGATGAACTTTCTAGACTGTTTAAGAATCTAGCCGATATATGTCCCACATTAATTATCGCAGGGAATCATGATTGTAATTTGAACAATAGATCTAGGTTAGATGTACTTACTCCTATTGTAGATAACTTAAATCATCCTGATTTGCACTATCTAAATGAAACAGGTATTTATTATGCAGGTGATGTGGGATTTGCTGTTTTAGAAGTTAGAGATGATGAAGCAAACTTACCAGATCCTTCTACAATTAATGCAAAAACAAAAGTACTGTTGTTTCACGGTACTGTTGATAAATCACAAACAGATTTAGGATTTGCATTACCTTCTGCTGTTAAATTAAAAGACTTTGACGGTTATGATATCGTGATGTTAGGTGATATTCATAAAATGCAAACAATGCAAGAATATAAAGAAGGAAAAGTAAAGAAGCCAATCGTAAGATATTGTGGATCTTTAGTCCAACAAAATCACGGTGAAACATTGCTAGGGCACGGTGTATCTGTATGGGATGTTAAAACTAGAACTTTTGTTCATCAAGAAATACACAATGAATATGGTTACTACACAATAGATATTGAAAATGGATTAGTACCAAAAGTAGATGATCTACCAAAGCAGGCAAGATTAAGATTGAGAGTAAAAAATACTTCACCTACTGATCTTAAAAAAGCTCTCACAATCATAAAACACAGACATAACATTAAAGAAATGTCAATTATAAGAGAAGACAATTACAAAGTAGATGCAGGTAATTCTTCAACAATAGACTTTGGCGATGTTTCAGATCCTGATGTACAAAATGGGCTGATAGAGAATTATCTAAAGAACAATACGACAGCTGATGATGATACAATTGAAAAAGTAAAGAAAATCAATAAAGAATTAAGCAGCTCTATTATAGGTGAAGAAGTTTCTAGAAATATAAATTGGAAACCTACTAGATTTGAATTTTCAAATATGTTTAGTTACGGCGAAGATAATGTTATAGATTTTAAAAGATGTAACGGAATAGCAGGATTATTTAGTCCAAATGCAAGTGGTAAGTCAAGTATATTAGATGCAATAACATTCTGTTTATTTGATAAGTCAACAAGAGCTTATAAAGCAGAAAATGTTATGAATCATGCAAAATCAAATTTTAGCTGTAAATTAGAATTTGATGTAGGTAATGATAAGTATGTAATTGAAAGAAGAGGAAGAATACAGAATAATAAAGCAGCATCTACTAGAGTTGATGTTGACTTTTATAGAATAGATGATGGTAAGAAGTTTTCTCTAAATGGTGATCAAAGAGCGTCGACAAATAAAAACATAAGAAAATTAGTTGGTACATATGAAGATTTTATAATGACCAGCTTTTCATCTCAAGGCAACTCAGATATGTTTTTAGGTCTTAATCAAACAGAAAAGAAAGAAATACTAGGTAAATTTTTAGGCTTATCTGTTTTTGATCAGCTATATAAACTTGCTAAAGAAGAGTCTAGCGGACTACAATCGATGCTTAAAAACTTTTTAGATGTAGATTATGACCAGCAAATAAGCGATATTGAAAATGAAATTAATTCTGTTGTTGAAGTTATAGAGAAGCTAAATAATTCGTTACAAGAAAAAGAAGATTCTAGAGATGTTTTTAAAGACAAGGTTATTGACTTAGTAAAATTGATCAAGCCGATAGATAGCACTTTAAAACCTATAGATGAGTTAGAAAATGATTATTCTAATGCTGATGCTCAATTACAATCATTAACTGCAAGATTAGAATCTACAAAAACAAAACTACAGAACAGCAAAAAAGACGAAGAAATATTAAAAAATAGATTACAGTCTGAAAAATATGCAGATATTGATTCTAGAGTAAATGAACATGAGCTACTCTCCACACAGAGAGACGATACAAAAATTGAAGTTGATTCTTTGAAAGTAGAAGTAAAAAATAAACTAGATAAGATAGAAAAACTAGGAAATCTAGAGTATGATAAAGATTGTGACTTTTGTATGAATAATATATTTGTAAAAGATGCTATCAAGACAAAAGAAGATTTAACAAATGATAAGACTAGAGCTAGTGTTCTGGTGGCAAAACTAAAAACACTTGAAAATAAAATACAAATAAATAATGATGTTTTAGAAATAAACAGAGAATTTAAGAGTTTAAATCTAGAGTTGAATAATACAATAAACAATATAACATCATACGATAGAAGAATTAGTGAGATAGAAGATTCTTATAAGACTGTTAAAACTTTAAAAAGAACAGTAAAGAGTGAAATTAAAAGAAGTCAATCATATCAAAAAGACATAGACTTTAATTCTGAGCTGCAACAAAAAATAGATGATTCAAAAAACTCTGAGTCAATAGTCAATACAGAGATAAAAGCAATCAACAACGACATACAACAATATGTTGGTAAGAAATCTGCATTAGAAGCTAAAAAAGAAGAGATAATGCAGGTAATAAATAAAGTAACAGACTTAGAACAAAAATATGAAGCATACAAATATTATCTGATGGCAGTTGATAAAAATGGTGTAAGTTATGATTTAATTTCACAAGTTCTTATAAATGTAGAGACAGAAGTTAATGACATACTTGCACAAATAGTAGACTTTCAAATTATATTTGAGATGGATGGTAAAAACATTAATAATTATATTGCTTATGACGATGACAAATCTTGGTCATTAGAAATGGCATCTGGAATGGAAAAATTTATTTCGACATTGGCAATAAGAATTGCTCTTACAAATATATCAAATCTACCTAGACCGAATTTTATTGCAATCGATGAAGGATGGGGAACAATGGATAGTGATAATCTAAATTCACTATACCAACTATTTCAGTATTTAAAAAATATATTCCAGTTCTCATTAATTATATCACATATAGATACAATGAGAGATTTTACTGATATTCTACTTGAAATAAAACAAGAAGAAGGCTTAAGTAAAATAGTATTTTAGACACTTTCGCTTTTAAGTACGTTTTTCTTAGAAACTGACTCTATTCTGGATTTATGATCTAACATCAACTTGTTTAAGAAAGAACTAAAGCTCCTATAATCGCTAATCGCGTTCTTTTTAATCCATTCAGATAGTTCAACATCTAAATAAACACACATACGTGATCTTTTCATGTGTACACCTTGTTTTAAGTTAAGTATAACAATAGTATAAAAATTATATAACTTAAATAAAATAGTTCGTCTCTAATTTGAGTAACAAAATATTTATCTACAAACCGTTTAATATATGTCTAAAATCCAAAAAACAGCATTTTTACAAAACTTACAAGATATAGATGCATTTGAAAATGAAGAAGGAATAACTTCTAAATATTTCAATATTACTGATATACCTTTAGAGCTACCGATGGGAAAGTCTTCGATGCTCATAATGGGGTCGAAGTTTTTAAAGAATGATGTTGTTTTAAAATTAGAATTAACTGACAGTCTTGGAAATCCAGTTTATTTAGAGCCTGTCTACGATTATGAAGAAAGTGGCGGAGTAAGAGTAGGTATAGAAGTTTACAAAAACACAGCAGCAGGATCTGCAACATTAACAATTTTAGGTGAATTAGATCCAGCAGAATTTGATGGTGTCATACCTCCAGAATTTCAAGGAATATACAATGTAAAATATACTAGACCACTTACTATAAACAAAACAATAGCAAATGATAGACCAATAAGGTTCTATAAAAAGCCAGAAGTAAATGTTACTGAAATAATAAAAGGACAAGTATCATTAACATCAACATCTACTGGATCAAATGTTCAGAATGTAGGTTTTATAGAAGGATTTCCAGTACCTAATACAGAAGGAAATCAATTTACAATAGATGGTGATAATTTTGGCGAAGTTCAGTCTTATAATGACCAGGTTTATGGTTTTAGCCCTATAGGTAATTATGAATCTTATGATACATCAGACCCAAGATATACTTTTAAAATAGGAAATGCAGACTTTTCATCTTCTATGGTAGGTGGAACATTAACAATTTCACAACCAAATGCTATTACACCATTTCAAACATCAAGCAATACAGTAGTACCTCCTTATTCTTCTAGAATAACAAAAGTAATAAATAAAAAGACTATTGAAGTTCAAAAACCTTTTGGTGTTTATGATTCTGGAAGTGGATTTTATAGAATTGCAGGGATAGGATCAGGTTCTTATCAGATAAACTGGCCAAAAGAACATGAGTATGATACTAGCAGTATAAATTTTAAATCATTTGCTGATGTAAGGCTTAAGAAATTAAGAACTTTTTCTGGAGACATTAATAGAGTAGCAGCTTATATTAAAAACAATGGTCCATTTAGTAACTGGCAAAAAGTTATTGATACACCCGTAGAATCTCCAGAGCTACTATTAGATCCTACATCAATGACAGGAACATCAAGAATAGGTGTTTTTAGCTCTGACTCTGTAATAAACACTTATTGGACTGCAACAGGAGGACAATTTGGAACAGAGACTTCAGCAACAGTTCAAACATTCTCAGATAATGAGTATTTATCAGATTCTGTATTTGTATCTGCATCAGCAGCATCTATGCTTGATGATGATAGTAATGAGTGGATAAAATTACAGTTAAAATCAAACTATTCTATGAACTTCATAGAAGATACAGAATACAGAATAAAAGCAAAACTTTTCTGTGACAATACAAATGGTCTACAAAATTCTGTCAAAGCTGTATTTCATATGTCAGGATCTGCTTTTGGTATGTCACCATCTTTATCAGACTCAAATTATGGTAGAGCAATAGCAAAAGTTCAATTTGATAACATCGCAAATAAAACAGACCAGCAAGATTTAGAGGCAACATTTGTACCAGACTCTTCTGGCAACGCAATACTTCAAGTAAGATTTACAGGTGGACATTGGCACATGTCACAAGTATCTATAAAGCCAAATTCAGATACAAATTTTTCTCCTGAATTTATAAGACTTATTGCACCTGTACCACCACTACAAACAAGACCAGATAATTTAGATTTTGCATTTGAATTTTATGACATAAACAATAACAAAGCAAAAACTGTTTTAACCACAATACCTGATAATCCAAACGGCGTAGAGTTTGCAGGTGAGAACATGAATATTCTCGGTGATGATAATATGATAGGAGGATCTGTATTTGTAGGTGGTGATGCAATAGGTGCAGGAATACAGTTTGGTGGTGTAAACTCAACATTACCAGAAACAGGAGAATCAGCAGCAGAAGGATCAGGATTTATAAGATCAGTAAAATATCAAGGATTTACATCTGCAAGCTTAAGCACAGATAATACAGGTTTTATGATTTATAGTGGTTCTGTTTTACCAGACTCAGGTGATAATTACTCAGGTGTTGGTTTAGAATTAGTTGGTGAAAGTGGAAGCCTTAGGTTTGGTACAAAGCCTTCTAGGTTTGAAGTAATAGCTGATGCATTTTTTGTTGGAAGTGATAACACACAGTTCATTTCTGGTTCAGGAGGTATTATAGAAATAAGCTCATCAGCATTTCACTTATCATCTTCAGGTGATGTAGTAATATCTGGATCCGTAACTGCTGTAGAAGGCAACATAGCTGGATGGAAAATAGTTGATAATAAATTAAGTGGTAGTAATGCAACATTAGACGCATTTGGATCTGCACTTTATAAATCAGACGAAGGACCAGATACAAATCCAAATGATGGCTACTATATAGACTTCACACCTTCTTCAAATAATCCTTTCTTTGTAAGATTTGGACAAAATTTTGCTGTATCTTCATCAGGAGTTTTAATTGCAAGTGGAGCATTAATCGAAGGACAGTTAACTGCATCTACTGGTAAAATCGCAGATTGGAATATTGGCTCTAATACAATAAGCAAAGCAACAAATAATAAATTTACAGGTCTATCATCTGCAGGTGATACTAGATTCTTTGCTGGTGCATCATCTTTAACTAATAGTGGAAGTGCTCCGTTCAATGTAAAGTCAGACGGATCAATAACAGCATCAAATTATAGATTTGACGGTGATGGTTTAATTACAGGTTCTGTTACAGTTGGTGAAAGTGTTACTATACTAGGTGCAATATCTGCTAATACGATCAATACGCCAGCTGCAGGCCCTTTTAAAGCTTCAATAACAAATACAGGATTTGCAAGATTTGTATCAGCTTCTATTGGAGGCTGGAATGTAGATGAAGATGCTATATTTAGCGGAGACAAAGTTATAGATGGAAGTTATGCTACATCTGGAAGTATGACAATAACAGGAAGTGGTGGAATACACGCAAATCAGTTTATAATATCAGCATCTGGTGAAGCATTTTTTAAGGGTGAATTAGATAATACAGCAAAATTTGGTGGTGGTGCTGGTGGTGTTAGGTTTAATGATTTCTTTGAAACTGAAACAATAGATGGAACACCAAGAATAGTACAAAAACCAACAGCAGTATTAAAAAGTGCAACAGGACAAATTTTATCTGCGAATGACTTAAGTGGTAGTTATGGTGAAGCTAATGTATCTGCATCATTTTCAATAAGTGCATCTGGAGTTTCAATAGAACAAGCAGAAGTATCAACACAAAAAGCACAACAATCAAGTCAATTTGCACAGTCTTCTGCAGGATCTGCTACACTATCAGCAGCATCAGCATCAGTAGCTAGCCAAAAAGCTCAAGATGCTAATTCTTCTGCACAGCAATCTGCAACTGGCGCTTCACAGGCACAAGCTGGAGCATCGACAGCTCAACAAGGTGCAATATCATCTGCAGGATCTGCTACAGTTTCTGCTGCATCTGCTTCAGCAGCAGATCAATCTGCTCAAGCTTCTACTCAAGCTAGGAATGCAGCAAGAATAGCATCAGGGTCTGCAGAAGTAGCTTCACAGACATCACAAGCTGGTGCAACAACAGCACAACAAGGTGCACAATCATCTGCAGTATCTGCAACACTATCAGCAGCATCGGCATCTGCAGCTTCTGCATCATCAGCTCAAGCTGGTCAAGCTAGATCTCAATCACAAACTGCAGCTTCACAAGCTGGTACATCAGCACAGCAATCAAATCAATTTAGACAAGGCTCATTAGCAGCAGCAACTGGATCTTTATCTTCTAGTTTTGCATCAAGAGATTCTGCTTCTTTTTCAGAAACAAAAGCACAACAATCAAATCAGTTTGCACAATCTTCTGCAACATCAGCAACAACATCAGAGGCTTCTGCACAATCTTCTAATCAGAGTGCGCAGACTGCTAATCAAAAAGCACAACAAGCATCATCATCTGAAGGTGTTGCATCTACTGGTGCACAACAAGCAGCAGCTTCTGCTACAACATCAGAGGCATCTGCACAAAGCTCAAATCAAGCTGCTCAGTCTTCTAATCAAAGTGCTCAAGGTGCAAATACATCAGCACAGGCTTCTAACCAAAGTGCTCAATCAGCAGCAACTGGTTCTTCACAAGCACAAGCTGGTGCAACTTCAGCTCAGCAAGGTGCATCGCAAGCTCAGCAAGGAGCTTCGGTTTCACAGCAAGGTGCACAATCAGCAGCAAGTTCTGCTACAACATCAGAGGCTTCAGCACAATCATCTGCTGCATCAGCAACTGAAGCAGATGCTTCTGCATCATTAGCAACACAAAGAGCACAGTCTGCTAGTACAAGTGCACAACAATCTGCAACAGGTGCATCACAATCTCAAGCTGGAGCAACATCAGCTCAGCAAGGAGCTTCGGTTTCACAACAAGGCGCACAATCATCTGCGACTTCTGCTCAATCATCTGCTGTATCAGCAACTGTATCAGATGCTTCGGCATCAGCAGCTGCACAATCTGCGCAAAGTTCAAATCAAAGTGCTCAGTCTTCTGCAACAGGAGCTTCACAATCTCAAGCAGGTGCTACATCAGCACAACAAGGTGCACAATCTTCAGCAACATCAGCAACATCTGCAGAAGGATCTGCACAGACAGCAAATCAAAAATCTCAAGATGCTAATTCAAGTGCACAACAGTCAGCTGCAGGAGCATCGACAGCTCAACAAGGAGCAATATCATCTGCAGGATCTGCGACATCTGCGGCTGGATCAGCAACAGAAGCTGATGCTTCGGCATCATTGGCAACGCAAAGAGCTCAGGCTGCAGACACTAGCGCACAACAATCTGCAACAGGAGCTTCACAATCTCAAGCAGGTGCTACATCAGCACAACAAGGAGCAGGTGTAGCACAACAAGGTGCATCAACATCTCAGCAAGGAGCACAATCTTCGGCAGCATCAGCAACATCAGCTGAAGGATCTGCACAAAGTTCAAATCAGTCAGCTCAAGGAGCAGCTGGATCTGCTAATACAGCACAACAAGGTGCACAAACATCACAAGCTGGAGCTTCGACAGCACAACAAGGTGCATCAACATCTCAGCAAGGAGCATCAACTGCTCAACAAGGTGCACAATCTTCAGCAGCATCAGCAACATCAGCAGCCGGATCAGCAACAGAAGCTGATGCTTCGGCATCATTGGCAACGCAAAGAGCACAGTCTGCTAGTACAAGCGCACAACAATCTGCAACAGGAGCTTCACAAGCTCAAGCTGGTGCTACGACATCACAACAAGGGGCACAAACATCTCAAGCTGGTGCATCAACTGCACAACAAGGAGCAGGTGTAGCACAACAAGGAGCAGGTGTAGCACAACAAGGTGCATCAACATCTCAGCAAGGTGCACAATCCTCAGCAGCTTCCGCTACAACATCTGAGGCATCTGCGCAAAGTTCAAATCAGTCAGCTCAAGGAGCAAATACTTCAGCACAGTCATCAGCAGGATCAGCAGATACAGCAAATCAAAAAGCTCAAGACGCGTCTAGTTCTGCTCAATCATCTGCAGGATCAGCTACATCAGCAGCTGGTTCAGCAACAGAAGCAGAAGCAAGTGCATCAGTTGCAAATCAAAAAGCACAAATATCACAACAAGGAGCATCAACTTCACAACAAGGAGCTCAATCTTCAGCTGCTTCAGCAACATCAGCTGAAGGATCTTCGCAGACAGCAAATCAAAAAGCTCAAGCTGCAAATACTTCAGCACAGTCTTCTGCAGGATCTGCGACAACTGCTAATCAAAAAGCACAACAAGCAAGTACATCAGCAACAGGTGCATCACAGTCAGCACAATCTTCAGCAGCTTCAGCAACTGTAGCAGATGCTTCGGCATCAGCAGCTGCACAATCTGCACAAAGTTCAAATCAGTCTGCACAAACATCTCAAGCTGGTGCATCAACTGCACAACAAGGAGCTTCAACAGCTCAATCAGGTGCATCAACAGCACAACAAGGTGCACAATCCGCAGCAAGTTCTGCAACATCTGCAGAAGGATCTTCACAGAGTGCAAGTCAATCAGCTCAAGGAGCAGCAGGATCAGCAACAAATGCAAATACATCTGCTCAAGGTGCAAATCAATCAGCACAAGGAGCAGCTGGTTCAGCAACATCTGCAGAAGGATCTGCACAGTCATCAGCAGGATCAGCAACAACTTCACAGCAAGGGGCTTCAACTTCTCAAAGTGGTGCTTCTACTGCTCAACAAGGTGCAAGTACTGCACAGCAAGGTGCACAATCCGCTGCAAGCTCTGCTACAACATCTGAAGCTTCAGCACAGAGCTCTAATCAAGCTGCACAATCATCACAAGCTGGAGCTGCATCATCTCAACAAGGAGCACAAAATTCAGCAGGATCTGCAACAGAATCTGCACAATCCGCAGCACAGTCTGCAACAAAAGCATCACAGGCTGCATTACAAGCTCAAGGTGCCGCAGCATCAGCATCAGCAGCAGAAGATGCTGCACAGCAAGCAGCAACAAAAGCTCAACAAGCATCAACAGCTGCACAGCAAGCTTCAACAAAAGCATCTGATGCAGAAACTTCTGCACAGCAAGCAGCAGCTAAAGCTCAAAATGCAGCAAGCTCTGCACAGACAGCAGCAGTTTCAGCAACAGCTGCAGCAGCATCAGCATCGTTAGCTTCTACATCATCTCAACAAGCTTCTAATGTTGCAACACAAGCTTCACAAATTGCATCACAAGCAGCAGCATCTGCAACCGCAGCAGCTCAAGAAGCAGCAGCTTCATTGGCATCTGCACAACAATCAGGTGGTTCTGCTCAGGCATCAAGTCAAAGTGCACAGAGTTCTAACCAAAGTGCACAGGGCGCAGCAGGTTCTGCTACAACTGCAAATCAAAAAGCTCAATCTGCAAATACAAGTGCTCAAAGCTCTAGCCAAAGTGCACAATCATCAGCAGGTTCTGCTACAACTGCAAATCAAAAAGCTCAACAAGCTTCTAGCTCTGCACAAACTTCAGCTGTTTCAGCAACATCAGCAGCCGGATCTGCAACAGAAGCAGAAGCTTCTGCATCTGTAGCTAACCAAAAAGCACAAATAGCTCAACAAGGAGCTTCAACTTCTCAAAGTGGTGCTTCAACAGCACAACAAGGTGCAAGCACTGCACAGAGTGGAGCAACATCAGCACAACAAGGAGCTTCATCTGCAAATACTTCTGCACAATCATCAGCAGGATCGGCTACATCTGCTAATCAAAAAGCACAACAAGCTTCTAGCTCTGCTCAATCATCTGCGACCTCAGCAACTTCAGCTGAAGGATCTGCACAAACAGCAAACCAAAAATCTCAAGATGCATCATCATCTGCACAAACAGCTAATCAAAAAGCACAGCAAGCTTCTGCATCTTCTACATCTGCAAATACTTCTGCACAAACATCAGCAGTATCAGCAACTGTATCAGCTGCATCGGCTTCAGTAGCAAATCAAAAAGCGCAAGTAGCTCAGCAAGGAGCAAGTACTGCTCAAAGTGGTGCTTCGACTGCTCAAAGCGGTGCAACATCTGCTCAGCAAGGTGCTTCACAAGCTCAATCAGGGGCACAATCAGCAGCAAGCTCAGCAACATCAGCTGAGGGATCTTCACAGACAGCAAATCAAAAAGCTCAAGCTGCAAATTCATCTGCACAATCATCAGCAGGATCTGCTACAACTGCAAATCAAAAAGCACAGGACTCAAATGCTTCAGCACAATCATCAGCAACAGGTGCTTCACAAGCACAAGCTGGTGCTACATCTGCACAACAAGGAGCAAGTACTGCACAGAGTGGAGCATCAACTGCTCAGACAGGTGCATCACAGGCAAGTACTTCTGCACAAACATCAGCAGCGTCAGCTACAATTTCAGCAGCATCGGCATCAGTAGCAAATCAAAAAGCACAGTCTGCTAATCAATCAGCACAAGGTGCAGCTGGTTCAGCAACAAGTGCAAATTCATCTGCACAATCATCAGCAGGATCTGCTACAACTTCACAACAAGGAGCAAGTACTGCACAGAGTGGAGCTTCAACAGCTCAAAGTGGTGCAACAACAGCACAGCAAGGAGCAAGCTCTGCTCAAAGCGGTGCACAATCTGCAGCAAGTTCTGCGACATCAGCTGAAGGATCAGCACAGAGTTCTAATTCTTCTGCACAACAATCAGCAGCAGGAGCAACATCAGCTCAGCAAGGTGCTTCAACTGCACAAAGTGGTGCTTCAACAGCTCAAAGTGGTGCAACAACAGCACAGCAAGGAGCAAGTACTTCACAGAGTGGAGCATCTACATCACAGACAGGTGCATCACAAGCAAGTACTTCTGCACAATCATCTGCAACATCAGCAACAACATCAGAGGCTTCTGCACAAGGATCAGCTGCATCAGCTTCTGCATCTACTCAGTCAGCTCAATCGTCTCAGCAAGGTGCACAAAATTCAGCAGCATCAGCAGCAGAATCTGCAGCTTCTGCAAATGCTTCAGCACAATCTGCCAATACTTCGGCACAATCAGCAGCAGGCTCTGCAACAACAGCACAACAAGCTGCATCATCTGCAACATCAGCTTCACAAAACGCAAGTGCAGCGGCAACATCAGCTCAGCAAGCAGCAGATGAAGCAACCGATGCAAGTCAAGAAGCAACAACAGCATCACAAAAAGCTTCACAAGCATCAGCAGATGCAACAACAGCATCACAAAAAGCTTCACAAGCATCATCAAATGCAACTGCAGCTTCACAGTCTGCAGCAAACTCTGCAACATCAGCTCAGCAAGCTGCAGATAAAGCAACCGATGCAAGTCAAGATGCAAACACAGCTTCACAAAAAGCTCAACAAGCTGCATCAAATGCAACTGCAGCATCACAATCTGCAAATACTTCTGCACAATCAGCAGCTGGATCAGCAACTAGTGCAAATCAATCAGCAACAAAAGCATCACAGGCATCAACATCCGCAGCAGCATCTGCAGCATCAGCATCAGCAGCTTCACAAAAAGCACAACAAGCTTCTAGTTCAGCAACATCTGCAGCAGCATCAGCTACAATTTCAGCTGCGTCAGCATCGGCAGCATCAACTATAGCAACACAGGCAGCAGCATCTGCAACCGCAGCAGCTCAAGAAGCAGCGGCATCATTGGCATCTGCACAATCTTCAGATGGATCTGCACAAAACTCTAATTCAAGTGCACAAAATGCAAATACTTCAGAAACTAATGCAAATAGCTCAGCACAGAATTCAAACTCTTCAGCTCAGACATCAGCAGCATCAGCTACTATTTCAGCTGCATCGGCATCTGCAGCAAAATCAAGCGCACAAGGTGCAGTGAATGCTGAATCACAAGCTTCTACATTGAGAGGACAAGCATCTACATTGCAAGGACAAGCATCTACAATTAGATCACAAGCAGTATCAATATCTTCTTCTACAAACTTAAGAGCAGAAGGAATTCAAGACATACTATCAGGCTCTTTAGGAAACAACACTTCAGTAGTTAATCTACCTAATATTCTAGCAACAGGATCAGGAGTAATAGCAGGCTGGACAATTGATGCGAACTCTATAACTTCTGCTGGAACTACAAGCAATAAAATAGTATTAAGAGGTGCTCTAGGGTCAGGAACAGGTAATGACTCCGGTACTATCGGTGATGTAATTGCGATGTCATCTTTTTCAGAGGCTAGATTTGGTGCAGCTGGTGTTACAATTGGTGCTATAAAATCATCTAACGATGCTGGTATCATTGATATGAAGAGAAGATGGAACTTCTTAACTAGTTGTTTTATTGGTGGCACAAAAGTTTTAATGTCTGATGGCAGCGAAAAAAATATTGAAGATATAACTGAAGGAGAAACTGTACTAGCATATATTTCAGGGTCAATAGTACAAGAAAAAGTAACAATTACTGACATGATAATGCATGGTGAAACAGTAAAAATAGAACTAGAAAATATTGATATAACACCAACACCAGCTCACCCAATATTTGTAAAAGATAAAGGATGGAGCTCTGTTTGGCCTGAAGAAACATTAGCTAATGCTAGTTACGGCCTAGAAGAATGTGCTCAGATAGAAGTAGGAGATAAGTTATTACAATACGATAATAATGAGATAGTTGAGGTAGAAGTATTAAAGATAAATGATATTCAAGAAAAAGCAGTTAAAACTTATTCGTTAGGTGTAGAAAATGCACATAATCACTTTGCTAATAATATTTTAGTTCACAATGCGCAAGCTTATCAAGCAACTGCTTGGGGAAGTGGTACAACCCAAACATTCCCAGTCATTCAAGGAGATGCAGAATTTGATGGTTCTACAGTAAGTATAGAGTCTGGTACAGTTCGTCATGTAAGTGCAGGTGTTTATGGAAGAAATGTTGGAAGTGCAAATACAGGTAACTTAGATCACGTGGGAATCTTAGGATATGCTACAGGTTCTAATGGCGCTGTTAATAATCAACAATATCTATCAGGTTTATTTCTTGGTTCTCCTGTTGCTATTCAATCAGCACTATGGTTAGGCGGTGGAAGACCACATAGTAGTTTAGTTGGAGCCACAAATGGTTTAAATTTAGGTTATGGCACAGTAATATCAAATTTGTCTGGTTTTAATCCAGACACCGACAATACTGCAAAAACTACTGCTGCTTATGGTATAAACTTTGGTGGTGATGTATCTTTATATAGGTCAGGTGCTAATGTATTATCACTAGGAGATAATGATAAGCTTTCTCTTGGTGGTACCAGTTCCACAGGCGGTGAAATTAGAATAGGTACAACAACATCATTAGGTTATATTGGTATTAGAAATAATACAGGAGCAGCTGCTACTGGACTCTTCGGAGGAACACAAGGGTATATCGCTATGATGGACGGAAATGCCCTTACTATGGAATTATTATCTATAACTAATGAATATGGTGCTATAAAACTTTATAATAACGCAAATGTTAAAATTACAATAGACGCAAACGCAGGTATAACTCTAGCATCAGATGTAAGAATAAATTTTGATTCTACTGACACATACATTTATGCAAATAGTCAAAGTACAGAAGACTTAGTTCTAGGTGCTGATGATGATATTATATTGGAGCCAGACGGTGAAGTACGAATAACAACAGACTTATACATTACAGATGACTTATTTGTAGATGATTTTGCCAGAATAGACGCTCTAAGAGTTGGTAACACATCAACAGATCCTGGTGATGGAAATCTATATGTTGAAGATTACATATATGCACCAGGTTTAGGAACTGGAGCAGACAATTCAGTAGTAATATTAGACTCAGACAATAGACTAAAAACAGATGAAATAGACGCTCGTGTTTGGGGAACTACTTTATTAGATGGTTCAAATGGAAGTAATAATGAACTAGCAATATTCACAGATTCAAACTCTGTAGAGGGTGTTAGTACGCTAACATATGATAATCAAACGCTTAATATTGGAAATGGTGACTCTTTACCAAGACTTTTTATTGATTCAACTAGTAGTGGTAATAATTGGACTGCTCAAGGTGCTTGGGCATCAATAGGAGAATCTCCTGGTGGCGCTGCTTCTTTAGATTTAACATATACTGGAGATGGTTACGGTAGAATAGGTATGGGTACTGTTACTAATGGTATTCCAGAATACGGTGAAATAAAGTTTTACTATGCTGGTGATAGAATAGAAATACCAAGTGCTGATGTTGAAATACATAATGCTCTTTCTATAGGACACACAGGAACACCAGCAGGTACATTAGATGTTCGTAGTTCATCTGATACTTATATGGGTATTTTTAGAAATACTACCTCGACCGATGGTGACAATTCATACATACTAAACTTATGGCACTCACAAGAAGATAGTATTAGTAGCACAGATTTTGATACCAGCGAACACTGGATTCAATTTTCAGATAATAGTGGAACATTTTTAGGAGAAATTATAGATGAAGTAACCTACTCCACATTTACAGGAGGTCACGTATCACAAATTATAAGTGGCTCAGCTATAGACAATGAAAATGAGATGAAAGCTTGGAAACCAGGTATGATTCTATCAGCAACAGGAAACTTAAATGTAACTGGAAGTACTATAGGATTAGCTTGGCCGGAAGTTTCTATTACAACAACTGAAAAAGATAAAGCTGTAATGGGTGTCTACAAAGATATTAAGCCCGGTAGTGGTTCAAATTGGGTAGGTGTGTATAATAACAAAAATGCAGTAAGTAGTTCTACAGGAGACTGGGGCATAGGACACAATATGCATGGTTTAGATCCTATAAAACCAGCATTGGACTATAATGCGGTTGGTGAAGGAATGGTCTTGGTAACAGATACTAATGGTAATATAGAAACAGGTGACTATATTTGTTCATCGGCTAGAACTGGTCACGGTGAAAAACAGGACGATGATTTACTACATAACTATACAGTAGCAAAAGCTACACAACCAATGGATTTCTCAACTGTATCAGATGATTCTGATTTAGGATACAAATCAGTACTAATTGCATGTACTTATCACTGTGGATAAAAATTTTTTTATTTTCAAAAAGTATGAAAATATATATTAACAAACTAACTTAAAATAAGGAGAATACAAATGGCAGTATCTAAGAAAGTCCGAATCCCTGGAACATTTAGACTAGAGGTGGGAAACCACTCTTGTGTACATGAAGATCCAGAAACATCTTTTGGTGGCGGATACGAATCTGGTTCTGTTGAAGACTATCTCTCAAAAGGTAAGATGTGTGTTATAGAAGCACCTAACGGTGGTGATGATTTTGAAATGGAATGTTTCATAGTCGCACAAAACTTCTTTACAGGATTCCCATCTTACACAGGAGAGAAGAACGCAGAAGGCTGTACAGTATACGTTGAAAAAAAGAACTAGGAGAACAAAATGAAAACATCATTTGATGAAATTATTGAAGTTGTCCTACACCACGAAGGTGGGTATGTAAATGATCCTAAAGATCCAGGTGGCGAAACTAATTATGGTGTATCTAAACGCGCCTATCCAGATGTAGACATTAAAAATCTTACAGAAGATGGCGCGAAAGATATTTATAGAAGAGATTACTGGGAAAAGTATCGCTGCAATGAACTTCCTGAAGACCTCCGACACATTTATTTTGATATGTGTGTTAATATGGGTGCTGGACGTGCAACAAAAATAATGCAAGAGACAGCAAACGCTAAAGGAGCTAATCTAAAAGTAGACGGAGGCATGGGACCAAAAACAGTAGCAGCAATGCAAAACGTAGAATTAAAAAGAGTCAGAGCGTATAGAGTAAAATACTATGCTAATCTTATTGTAAGAAAACCTGACTTAGAAAAATTCTACTACGGTTGGTTTAATAGAAGTTTAGAAGTTTAGGAGAAATGCAATGGCATTAGAAGATGCAACAACACCAGACGTAAAACCACTTGGAAGTCCTGTAGGAAGATTCGCAGAATCTCCCTTAGCAGACACTTCTATGGGATCAGCAACTTATGATAATCCTGCAGATAAACTTGCAAGAGAAGGAGCGTCAGTAACAGGAATACCAGGTAAAGATCCATTAAAAAGATTTTCACCTGTTGGTAGACATAATCAAGAATCTAGAACATTTGGCACAGGAACACCTGCTGATTTAAGTAAAAACGATCCGTTTGGCAATCTATAATATAGAATGTCAGACTACATTAAAAGGCTCGTTAATGAAGCAGTATACGGTGTAGACTGTTTAGTTTTAGATAACACAACAATAGAAGAATTCTTAGAATGGAGAGAGAATCTTCATGAGGGAAGTCAAGTACAAGGCGTGTATTCAGACGAAGGTTTATATGATTTCTTTGCTGGGTTTAAAGACTATGAAAGAATATCAAAAGCCAATGCTGCTAGAATTATTGGATGGCCAGTTGTAAACTACATCATAGATAATAAAGCAGATGATCCATTTTACCAGATGGACATGTTAGATGATGACTGGAAGGGCAGAGCAAATACTGTATCACACGGTGGAACAGTACTCACAGGTGACAGCACTTTAAAGTCAGGTGATTATAAGTGGATGAAGCAGATAGAAGGTGTTATTGATGCTTTAGGATGGGAAGTTATAGACTGGATAGGATGTGGTGTAGATAGGAAAAGTCAAGTAGTTGTTATACCAACCAAAGACCAAAAAGTAAATGAAGCAATAAAAATACAGATAAAAGAAGAATTTGGTGCACCTTCAGGTATGTTGCCTTCTCCAAGCAGAAAAGGTGTAAAGAAAGCAAAGAAGAGAAAAGATAAGTCTATATACACAGAAAAAGAAGAATATACATTTGGTCCAGACTGGATTCCTACCAGCTTGTCTCAAAGAAAAAAGATGAAGAAGATGCACGGTAAACTAAACAGAAGCATACGTGAACAAGAAAATAATATTGAAAAATTAATTGCAGTATATCCTGGCAGGTTTCAACCATTTGGGCCACACCACAAAGCAACATATGAATTTTTAAAAAAGCGTTTTGATGAAGTTTTTATAGTTACTAGTAATAAGCAAGGAGGAAGTAGACATCCCATGAGTTTTTCACAAAAGAAAAAACACATGATGAAGATGGGAATACCTTCAAAGGCTATAGTGCAAGAAAAACAGCCATATATACCTAAGGGCTTGTTGTCAAAGTATGATGGTGATACAACCGCAGTGGTCTTCGCAGTTGGTGCGAAGGATGAAGGAAGACTATCAAGTGGAAAGTACTTTAAAAAGTACAGAAAAAATTATATGAGACTAAAAGGTTACAAAGAGCATGGATACACATTGCAGGCACCACACATATCAGTAAAAGTTGGAGGTCAAGAAGTAAGTGGAACAACAATGAGAATGCTTTTAGGATCTGACAAATATGACTTAGACTTAAAGAAGAGGTTTTTTAAGAAGATGTTTGGATATTTTGATCAAAAAACATTTGATCTTTTTACTTCTTCATTTACAGAAGGAGCTAAAAAGAAAAATAAGTCTGTAATTATCGAAGGTGGTGCTTATGGTCACATGGCACATCCTTTTGACGATTATGGTTTAACTTTTGGTGAACTAAAAGACATAATAGACTTAGGTTTACAAGGCAAATTAGACAAAGAAGAAGCAGTCACAGAAAAATTAGACGGACAAAATATAATGATTTCTGCAATCAATGGTAAAGCTGTTGCTGCAAGAAATAAAGGTGACCTAAAAAGAGGTGGCATGAGTCTAAAAGGAGTTCAGGCAAAATTTGCAAATCATATACCGAGTGTTAGAGATGCTTTTGTATTTTCAATGAGAGATATTGCAAATGCAGTTGAAAAGATGTCAAAGAAAGATCAAGTTACACTCTTTAACAATGGTAAAAACTGGGCAAATATAGAAATAATTTATCCAGAAAATTTAAATGTAATAGACTATGATGGACCTGCTACAATAGTTTTCCACGGTATTTTAAAATATAATCAAGCTTGGACACCTTCTGGAGAGGTAAAGTCAGGAGGAAAAAGAATAGCTGACATTATAAACAAAGTAAACAAAGGAATACAGACAAAATTTGCGTTTAAAGGTCCAAATGTAATTAAGATGCATAAGCCAAAGAACTACGGAGCTCTAAGACAAAAATATATTGGTTCTTTGAGTAAGTTGCAGAATATATATAGACTGAAAGATAGTGATGAATTATCGTTATATCACCAACACTTTTGGCTAGAATATGTTTTAAATGGTGCTAACTCCACTGATTATAAAAATATACCAGACAATGTCTTATATCCTCTTATGAAGAGGTGGGCTTTCTCTGATAAAAGTTATAAAATGACAGAAATTAATAAATTAAAAGAAGAACACCCAAAGTTTGTTGAATGGGTGAGAGCAACAGAAAAAATAGATCATGCTAAAATGCTTAAAGACAATATGAAGCCATTTGAAGAGATATTCTTTGGAGTAGGTGCAGAAATTTTAGATAATGCTAGTAATTACTTAAGTGCAAATCCAAATAAGACTTCTAAAAAATTAAGAGATGATTTAGATAAGGCTGTAAAAGCTCTTAAGTCTAAAAAAGACTTTTCCAACATTGATAAGTTAAAAGCACAATTAAAGAAATTAAAATCAATGCCAAGCATCACTAAAGCAGCACCGTCAGAAGGTCTAGTTTTCAAATACAAAGGCAAAGTTTATAAATTTACAGGATTCTTTGCACCAATCAACCAAATACTTGGTTTAGAAAAATTTTCGAGGTAGGTTATGAATAGTGAAGATAGAGCATTAAAGAATATTTTACAAGGTCAGCCGGTCACAAAAAAAGTAATGGTTGGCTATGAAGGCAAAAAGCAAGAAAGCGGTGACCAAAAAAGCAGACTGACTGATATTATGGCAGGTGTTAGAATGCCGTGGTTTTGCCCTAAGTGTGATAAGATAATGAAAAAGAATCTTGACAATAAAATGTGGAGGCTTTACCAACACTGTTTTGATTGTCAAATAGAAGAAGAACACGAATTACGTTCCAAAGGGTTATTTAAGCAGTGGGAAGACAAAAAAATATTAATTAATAAAAGAAGCATTATAGAGGGCCAGATAAAAGAAATAGAAGAATTTATTAATATGGGAGATACAGAAGTTGTTGAACCTGTTAATATAGACACTGGTTATGTTCATGTTGAAAAATATGAATTAGATGCAAAGGTAAAGAAAGAAGCAAAAGAAGCATTAGTATCGCTAGATGCAGCACTTACAAATGTTAACAAGACAATAAAGAAATTAGATGCAGAGCTCGAAGAAAATTAGAGAAGGAATAAAGCAAGAGTACGTAAAATGTGCTCTTGACCCAATATACTTTATGAAAGAGTACTGTTATATTCAGCATCCTGTCAAGGGTAAGATGAAGTTTAATCTTTATCCATTTCAAGAGAAGACATTAGGCGCTTTAAAAGACCACGATTATAATATTATCTTAAAAGCGAGACAGCTAGGCATATCTACATTAAGTGCTGGCTACTCTCTCTGGTTAATGAATTTTCATTTAGATAAAAATATACTTGTTATTGCAACAAAACAAGAAGTAGCAAAGAATCTTGTTACTAAAGTAAGAGTAATGCATAAAGAATTACCTAACTGGCTAAAACAAGGCTGTGTTGAAGATAATAAATTATCGTTGCGATATAAAAACGGTTCACAAATAAAAGCAATATCATCTACAGGTGAAGCAGGTCGTTCTGAAGCACTATCTCTTTTAATAATTGATGAGGCTGCATTTATCAAAAATATAGATGAAATATGGGGAGCAGCTCAACAGACTCTTGCTACTGGAGGTAAATGTATTGCATTATCTACACCAAACGGTATGGGAAATTGGTTTCATAAAACCTGGTCAGCAGCTGAAACTGGTGAGAATAATTTTAACTTTATTAAACTTCACTGGACAGTACATCCAAATAGAGGACAACAGTGGAGAGATGATCAAAATGCATTATTAGGACCTGATATGGCAGCACAGGAATGTGACTGTGATTTTATAAGTTCCGGACAAACAGTAATACCTGGACCTATTTTAAAAGAATACCAAGATAATTTTGTACAAAATCATATTGAAGACAGATACAGTGGGAATATGTGGATATGGAAGCATCCAGAACCGAGCAAAAAATATTTAATGTCAGCTGACGTTGCTCGTGGTGATGGTGCAGACTTTTCTGCATTTCATATCTTAGACTTAGAAACATTAGAGCAGGTTGCAGAGTATAAAGGAAAAGAAGACACGACCAGATATGCAAGTATACTAATGTCTGTAGCAACTGAATATAATGATGCTCTTCTAGTAGTAGAGAATAATAATGTAGGATGGGCAGTATTACAGTCACTAATTGATAGAGACTATAAAAACTTATTCTGGATGAAAAAAGATTTAAAGTATGTTGATGCAAATAAGCAACATACAAACAAATATAGAAACGAAAATAAATATATGGTTCCAGGATTTACTACTAGTATGAAAAGTAGACCTCTCATCATAGAAAAACTAGCACAATTTATTAGAGAAAAATCAATTAAAATTAACTCAATAAGATTGGTAGAGGAATTATTTGTTTTTATATTTAATAATGGGAAAGCGGAAGCTCTTAAAGGATATAACGACGATTTAGTTATGAGTATGGCAATAGGACTTTGGATAAGAGAAACCGCACTTAAATTACACGCTGAGAATATTGCTCTACAAAGAGAAGCAGTAAAAAGTGTAGATGCAAATTCAGGTGTCTATACAGTAGAAGAGGAAGAAGACTACGGTTGGAAGCAGCATGTAGGAGATAAAAAAGAATCACTAACTTGGTTAATATAATATGGCAAAACAAGATACATTTTTAGATAGAATACAACGCTTATTTTCATCAAATGTTATAGTCAGAAACATAGGTGGAAAAAAGCTAAGAGTCGTTGATACAGACGAAATTCAAGCAGGCTCTAAAACTTTAATGGACAGATATAGTAGGCTATACTCAACACAGGGTTCTGGCGGATACATGCAATTTGCAGGTGAATTAGCAAAAGCACAAAGACTTGCACTGTTTAGAGACTATGAAGCAATGGATGATGACTCTATTATATCATCAGCATTAGATGTTTATGCAGATGAGTCAACAATGAAATCTGAGTATGGAAATGTTTTAGAGATACAGTCTAATAATTCACAAATACATGAGATACTTCATAATTTATTTTATGATATTTTAAATATAGAATTTAATCTCTGGCCGTGGATAAGAAATCTTGTAAAATACGGTGACTTCTTTTTACACCTAGAAATAAAAGAAAAATACGGTATCATAAATGTTGCACCATTCTCACCGTATGATATGTCAAGAATAGAGGGATATGATCCAGACAATCCGCACGCTGTAAAATTCATAATGGATTCTTCAGATCCTTCAGGAGGTGGAGGTAGGAAGTCTAGAAATGAATTTGAAAATTTTGAAATAGCACACTTTAGAATGTTATCAGACTCTAATTACATACCTTACGGTAAGTCAATGATTGAAGGTGGAAGAAGAGTTTGGAAACAATTAAGCCTTATGGAAGATGCTATGTTAATTCATAGAATTATGAGGGCACCAGAAAAAAGAATTTTTAAGATAGATATTGGTAATTTACCTCCTAGCGAAGTAGACAGCTACATGAAGCGTATTATGGACAAAATGAAAAAAGCACCTGTTATAGACGAACAAACAGGCCAGTATAATTTAAAATATAATATGCAGAATATTACAGAAGACTTTTACCTTCCGGTTCGTGGTGGTGACAGTGGAACACAAATAGAATCATTACCAGGATTAACTTACGAAGCAGTAGAAGATATTGAATACTTAAAAAATAGGCTTTTAGCTGCTCTAAAAATTCCAAAAGCATTTTTAGGATTTGAAGAAGGAATAGGATCTAAAGCAACACTAGCAGCAGAAGACGTAAGATTTGCAAGAACAATTGAAAGAGTTCAAAGGATAGTTATTAGTGAGCTAACTAAAATTGCAGTAGCACATCTATACTCACAAGGATTTACAGATGCAGCTTTAGTTGACTTTGAACTAAACTTAACAAATCCTTCTACAATATATGAGCAAGAAAGATTAGAGCTATGGGAAAAGAAAAATAGTATTGCTAGAGATATGAAAGCAGAAGCTCTAGTATCTAAGCAGTGGATATATGATAATGTATTTAACTTTACTGCAGATGACATTAAGAAGATACAAGCAGAAGTAGTTGAAGACAAGAAGCAAGAGTTTAGACTTTCAACAATTGAAAACGAAGGAGCAGATCCTGCAAATCCTCCAAAAACAGATCAGATGACAAGCCCTGATAGTTCTCCTAGAAAGAAAGAAGAAGATGATGATAAAAAAGCATCTAGTAGAGATGTAGAAGATAGAGATACTTACGGTGTGAGAGATGTTTTAGGTAAGTATGATTACACTCATGCGACAAGAAAAGATAATACATCAGATACAGGACACAAATACAGAAAGAGTCCACTAGCATTGGCACACTTCGATAGACTAAAAAAAGCATTTGATCAAAAAGAAATGAAAATGTTAAACGAAGTTCAAGATATTGAAGACAAGCTTGATGATAAAAATAATGACAAAAACAAATAAGTTTATATTTATAGACGATAACTTAGCTAAGGGTTTAAATGAAGCATTCTAAATACAGAAATACAGGGCTTTTATTTGAATTGCTGACAAGGCAAATTACTACTGACATTTTAAACAATGAAAGCAGTTCTAAGGCATCAGCAATCTTAAAAAAGCATTTTAATAAGAAATCACAACTTTTTAAAGAAAACCAGCTTTTTAATGTTATACTTGAGTCTAAATTTAAAGATGAGAATAAAGCAAGCCACCTTGTAGAAACTACACAGAAGGCTTATTCTAGAGTTATAAATCAAAAATCTATAAAATTAGAAAAGTATAATTTAATAAAAAGTATAAAAGAGAACTTTAATTTAGATGACTTTTTTAAGTCTAGAGTAACAAATTATCGACTACTTGCGGCTATACATAACGTTATATCTGAAAATTATGACAATCCAGTTGTAACTTCTAAGAGCCATTTTACACTTTTAGAGTATATGACAAGGAAAACTGAGACTAAAGAATCAGAAATACTAGCATCACTTAGAAAAGAAAACAAAGATCTAAGGCATATAACATATAAGATTCTAGTAGAAAAATTTAATAACAAATATAAGTCACTAACTAAAGAACAAAAAGATGTGTTAAGAGAATATATTAATAACATATCTAACTCTTCAGGTCTTGCAGACTTTTTAGAAGGTAGATTTAAAGACATATCTTTTAATCTTAAAAAACAATTACCTAAAATAGAAGACAAAGTAGTTAAGATTAAAATTAAAGAGTGTATTAATCTCGTAAATAATACAAAAATAAACAATGCAGAATCAACAAGTAATGTTTTAAAGTTAATGAGATTTTATCAGCTTTTAGAGGACGTAAAGAATGCAACTCGATAAACTAAGAGAGTTTATAAGAGAGCTAATTAAAAAAGAATTAGCAGAAGCCAGTGTTACAGGCAATATTGACGGAGGAGAAGGTCCACCAAGAACACCATACGCATTTAAAGATCCAAAAGACGATGATAAAGATGAAGATGATCTAAAGCTTTCTGATGGTATGTCTATTGTAAAAGAGAATTATTACGCATGGAGAAATGATGACTCTATGTCAACAAAACAAAAATTAGCCAAATCTATGACAGAGATTAGAGATGGTATATCTATGTTAGAAAGAGCAGTAAAATATAACGTTAAACTTAAAAGAGAAATGAAATTTGAGTCTGATCAATATATGAAAAGAACCAAAGTTGCTCTTGGTAAAATATCAGAAAAACTATTAAGACTTTCAGCAAGAGTAAAGGACATGATATAATGGAAAAACAATTATTAGTTAACACAATTCCTTTTGATATATCAAGAGAGAAGATTCAAGAGTCTATTAACACAAACGGTAAGCTTGTTGTAAAGGGTGTATTACAAAGAGCAGAGGCTAAAAACCAAAATGGTAGAGTTTATCCTAGAGAGATACTCGTAAGAGAAGCTAAAAAATACACATCAGAATTTATTAAAGAAAGAAGAGCTATGGGAGAATTAGATCATCCTGATAGTTCTGTTGTCAACCTACAAAACGTATCTCATAATGTATTAGAGATGCATTGGGCAGGAAACGACTTAGTTGGAACAGTTGAGGTCTTATCAACACCAGCTGGTAATATATTAAAAGAATTATTTAAAGGCGGAATTAAATTAGGCATAAGCTCTAGAGGCTTAGGTTCTATAAAACAAGAATCTGCTGGCGATGAAGTTCAAGATGATTTTGAACTAATTGCTTTTGATTTCGTATCTAATCCTTCAACACACGGCGCATTTTTAAGCCCAGTTAATGAGTCAGTTCAAAAAGTTGATCAAAAATGGTCACGTGTTGAGACATCAATAAGAAATATTTTAACAGGAAAATAAAATGAGTATGAAGCTAAAAGATATTATAGAAGAGGGTATTGGCGGTTTTGTAGGAATACCTGCAATCGGCAAAATGGAAAGCAGACTGGAAGAAAAAGACAGTGCTTCCCTTCTTAAAATCGCAAAGCAATTAGTTGCTAAGGAACAAGATGACAAACTTATGAATCGTGAAGATTTAATAAAACAAGTCAGTGAATTTGCTTCATACGGACCCTCAATATATAAGAAGCATAATCTTGCAGAAGTTGCTAAAGTATTCAGTGAAATCGCAGCAGCTGCAGGAAAGCATGTTGTATCAGAAACTGAAGATTGGTTTGACAGAGTTACAGTTCAAAGAAATATGAATGATCTTAAAAAGCAATCAGCGCAATTTAATAAGATTGCAAATGAAGCTCAAGCAATGCAAGACAGAATGGCTGCCTTATATGAAGATATGGGTGTAATATTAAATCGTTATTTTGAAATTAAAGAGATACAAAAAGAGGACTAAATGGCAATAGAAGTTAAGGTTATAAATAACAAGTACGAGTTTGCACTTAGAAAATTTAAAAAGAAAGTAAAAGATTCAGGCATACTGCATGAATTACAAGAGCGTCAGTTCTATGTTAAACCCTCAGCGATAAAGAGAGACAGAAGAGCCAAGGGTAGATTAAGGGCACAAATACGTTCAAAAAAAGCGTTACTTTAAAATATATCTAGTATATTTATATCTAAATCTAATGCACCTACATTCGTTAGGTGTTCCTAATTAATCGAACCTGATTATAGTTCCCAATAACTATACAATGTAAAACCTCTTTAAAGGAGAATCCAAATGGATAAATTATTGCAAGATGCAATTGCTGATGCAAAAGCAGTACGCGAAACTGCCTTAGCAAATGCTAAACTAGCACTCGAAGAGGCCTTTACTCCACATCTGAAATCAATGCTCTCTAAGAAGCTACAAGCTGAAATGGAGAACGAAGATGAGGAATCACACGATGAAGGTTATCACGGCGAAGAAGAAGAAGAGAAAGACGAATCTGTCTCAGAGGAAGCAGACTCTTCAGGAATCGGCGCAAGTGATAATAAGGATCCAGAAGATGAAGCTGGTGACACTTCCGATATAGGACAAGGTCCTGAGTCTGAAGGCGGTGATGAAGACGGTGGCGACGAAGATGAAAATCTTGAAGACGCACCTGATCAGCCAATGGGCGAAGGAATGGAAGACGAAGAAATGGAAGACGAAGAAATGGAAGACGAAGAAATGGAAGAAGGCGAGCACATGGAAGACGAAGATGACGATATCGCTGAAGTCCTAAAACAGTTGGAAGCAGAAATGGCTGATGAAGACGAAGAAGTCGAAGAAGGCTATCATGACGACGAAGAAGAGAAAGATGAATCCGTTTCTGAAGAAATGGAAGACGAAGACATGGAAGACGAAGACATGGATGAAGAAATCGATCTTGACGAAATCATCAAAGCTCTAACTGAAGAAGAAGAAGGTGAAGAAGAAGAAGAAAAAGCTGAAGAAGCTATGGTACCTGCTGCTGAACTCGATGAGTACAAGCAAACAGTACAATATCTAAAAGATAAGCTTTCTGAAGTCAATCTTCTTAACGCAAAGCTTTTATACACTAACAAGTTATTCAGAAGCAGAAATGTATCTGAAGAGCAAAAGATGAAAGTTATTGAGCAATTTGACAGAGCTGCTAACGTACGCGAAGTTAAACTTGTTTTTACAACTTTCGCTGAATCTATTGCACGTAAGCCTGTTAATGAATCAGCTAAGCGCGTAAGCAAAGCTTCTAAGCCAGTAGCTTCTACTGAATCCAAAAAGCCAATCATCGGTGAAAATACGGACTTCAAAAGCCGTATGAAGAAATTAGCTAACATTATTTAATTGGAGAAACTCAATGTCTTATAACAATCAATTGAAAGACGTAATGGGCGGATACAATCCTCATAATGAGCTTCTAGCTTCCTCTCGTAAATTGGTTTCTAAATGGGAGCCAACAGGTCTTTTAGAAGGTCTAAAAAATGAGAGTGAATCTGCCGGTATGGCTGTTCTCTTGGAAAACCAAGCAAAACAGTTAATCGATGAAGCTTCACAAGTTGGTACTTCAGCTAATCAAGAGCAGTGGAGTGGCGTTGCCCTTCCATTAGTTCGCAGAATTTTTGCTGAATTATCATCACAGGAATTTGTTTCTGTTCAACCAATGAACTTACCTTCTGGTCTAATTTTTTACTTAGACTTCAAGTACGGTTCAACACAACAGGGTGGAAAATTACACGCGAAGAGCACAGATCTTCACGGTGATACTTCTAGCTCTGGCGACCCAGCTGGCGGTCTTTATGGCGCCGGTAAATGGGGTTATTCTATAAATGACAAGAACGCTGCAGCTACTGTTGCTATCGCAGCTTCTGCATCTGCTGCAGATGTACGTCATGACGCTAACCTATCAGCTTCTGCTGTTGCTGGTGATCTTTCACTAGTTACTTTTACAGCTCCTGCTGATGGTGACTTAGACGGTGTCAAGGCGTGGTCAATTACTGGTTCTGCCGGTAAAGTTGCTGCATTCTATCCAGCATTCACATCTATTAGCGGTACTACCGTTACTATGATCGTTTCTGGTTCGCTTGCTAACGGCAACGCTGTTGACGTTCAGTATCACGCAGCACCAGGTGAAACATCACGTGGTGACTTCGAAACTTCATTTGCTTCTGAAGGATCTAATCCTGAAGAAGACAATGTAGGAATACCTGAAGTCGACATACAGATGAAGTCAATTGCTATTACTGCGAAAACACGTAAGTTAAAAGCTGTATGGACTCCTGAGCTTGCTCAAGACCTTAACGCTTATCACGCTGTTGACGCTGAAGCAGAATTGACTGCTATGCTTTCTGAGTACGTTTCTATGGAAATAGACTTGGAAATCATCGACATGTTAAAGTTAAACGCTTCTGCTAAAACTGAAAACTGGTCCGCTAAAGTTGGTTATGAAATCAACAATGCTGGAACAGCTTTCGAAAGCACAGCTGCTAACGCATCTGCTTACACAAAAGGTGAGTGGTTCCAAACTCTTGGCAACAAGATACAATCAGTTTCTAACGCAATTCATAAGAAGACACTACGTGGTGGTGCTAACTTCATCGTGATTTCACCTGAAGTTGCTACTATTCTTGAGTCTATCCCAGGATTCGCAACAGACGCTGATGGCGACCCAACCAAGTCCTACGCAATGGGTGTACAGAAGATTGGTGCATTAAATAACAGGTTTAACGTTTATAAGAACCCATACTTACAAGATGATCAGATTCTTGTTGGTTTTAGAGGTGCTCAGTTCCTAGAAACAGGTGCTGTTTATGCTCCTTACGTTCCTATGATCTTAACACCAGTTGTTTATGATCCAACTAACTTCACTCCACGTAGAGGTGTGATGACAAGATACGCGAAGAAGATGGTTAGATCCGAATTCTACGGTCTTGTTAACGTTGCAGATTCAGGACTTGTGTAAGCTAATTTAGCTTTTAAGTCTTAATCTAGAAAAAGGGGTTCTTGTTTGAGCCCCTTTTTTGTTTTCCTAATCTATTCCTACTTACACGATATTTATAAAAGGAAACGTTTCTAATCGGAGAATAAAATGGCAGTAACTATATGGTCAGGTACTAGTGCATTCCAAGCTGGTCAAACTCCTTATGGGTTTTATGATTCTGATAATGCATTCACATCATCCGCTGATCAGTTTGCAGACTGGGCAGCAAAAAGATTAGGTTATCCAATAGTAGATGTAGAATTGCAGTCAGGGTCTTTTTATGCATGCTTTGAAGAAGCTGTAACAGAGTACGGATCACAAGTCAATCAATTTAATATAAGAGATAATATGCTCCACTTGCAAGGACAATCAACAGGGTCTGCGCTTACAGGAAAGAAAATAACACCAACATTAGGTAGAACTATATTCTTAAGCCAGCAGTACGGAACAGAAGCAGGTGCAGGTGGTTTTGTCGACTGGAAAAAAGGCAGTATAAGTGTTGTTAGTGGTAGTCAAGAGTATGATCTAAATGCTTTATATGGAGAAGCATCAGAATCAGGCAAAGCAATGGAAATTAAGAAAGTTTATCATGAGGCACCTGCAGCAGCAAATAAGTATTATGATCCTTATGCAACAACAGGAACAGGAACAGCAAATTTTGTAGACGGATTTTTTGGAACAGGCCAATTTTCTCCAGCTGTATCATTTGTCCTCATGCCTGTATTTGAAGATATGCTGAGAATGCAAGCAATAGAACTAAATGATCAAATGAGAAAATCAGCATATTCTTTTACATTGATAAACAATAAATTAAATATTTTTCCTAATCCAACAACAAACTATAAGTTGTATTTTGACTACATATTAACTGATCAGAGGAACAACACGTTAATAACAGGTAGTGGTGAACCAGAATCAGTTATATCTGACTATTCTAATGCACCTTATAATAATATGGTTTATGAATATATTAATGATGTTGGAAAGCAATGGATTAGAAAGTATGGACTTGCACTGTGTAAAGAACTGCTAGGTAATATAAGGAGTAAATTTGGTGCAATACCAATACCTAATGCAGAAGTAAATTTAGATGGTGAAACTCTAAGATCAGAAGCAACCACAGAAAAAGAAGGACTGATTGCAGAATTAAGAGAAACTCTGGAGCAAACAAGCAGAAAAATTTTGATGGAAGCAGACAGTGAAGAGAGCACAAGATTACAGGAGAAACTTAATAAAGTACCACTCAATATCTACATAGGATAACTTAATGGCTGGTAGATTCATAAGAACAAGAGATTTAGAATTCTTTGATACAATAAATAAAGAATTAGTAGGTGATCCTGTCAACTCAAAAGATGGTATTATAAATCAAGAAGTAGTAATTTATAAAGTAGATGTATATGAAACTTCTACTAATATCTACGGTGAAAGCTCTTCCGGAAGGACTTATAGAAAAGGCGTAAAATTAAATTGTATTATAGAAGCTGAAGATTTTGATTTTGAAACTACAGAGTTTGGTCCTGATTTAAATCAAAACGGAACCTTCTCTTTCCTAAGACAATCACTAATAGATGCAGACAACTTTGTTCCAGATATTGGTGATGTTATTGATTGGAACTACACTTACTGGGAAGTCAGCTCAATAAATGAAAATCAGCTTCTTGGTGGAATGCAAGAAAATAATCATTCAGTAGTTTTATCTGCTTATTTAACAGAACCAACGAGGCTTAATATACAAAGACTGAGGTCTAGCTAATGGCTAAGATAATACCACCTCAATTACAAACTAATCAAGACAAGATTAATAGAGGAAATGAAGTAAGAAGAGATACTGATAAAACCAAAAATATTTCAGTAGGGCTTTTAGAAGTAGATTCCGCACTATTTTATTATTTTGAACACGTTATAAAACCAGAAATTGAAGAAGCAGGTGAAACTGTAAAAGTACCATTAGTATATGCAAACGCAGAAAGATGGAAGTCAATAAGAAAAGAAGGCTACGCAAGAGATCATAAAAATAAAAGGCTTACACCAGTTATAGCATTTAGAAGAACAAGCTTTGCTAAAGATACTAATATGCCAGTAGATAAGCTAGATCCTCTAAATCCGAAAATACACAGGACATATCAAGCACAATACACAAGAGAGAACAGGTACGATAAGTTTTCTGCAACACAAGGTATTGTGCCAAAAAATGAATATTATTCTGTAGCAGTACCAGACTATGTAACTCTAAGTTATGACTTCATAATATGGACAAACTTTACTGATCAGATGAATAGTATAGTTGAAAAGATTAACTGGTCAGAAGGTTCATACTGGGGAGATGAAAGCAAATTTAAATTTAGGGCAACTATTGATAGTTTTGAAGACGCAAGTGAATATGAGACAGCAATAAGAAATATAAAGACAAACTTTTCTGTGACAATACATGGGTACTTATTGCCAGAAACATTTAGCAATGTAACAACAACACAAAAGTATTTCTCAAAGAAGAAGATAATGCTTAACGAGACAGCAGAATGAATAAATTAGTACCAGCAAACAGACAAGTCAGGACTGACAAAATCAATAGAGGAAGAGAACTAACTCGTACAGGTGACAAAGTAAGAGGCGTTACAGTTGGGCTACAAGATATTGATTCTGCATTATTTTGGTATTTTGAAAATATCATAAAACCTGACATAAAGGAAGCAGGTGAAAGAGTTAAAGTTCCTGTTATGTATGCCAATCCTGAAAGATGGGCTTCAATACAAAGGTATGGGTTTATAAGAGACAATAAAAGAAAAATTATGGCTCCTGTTATAGCATTTAGAAGAACATCTATGACAAAAGACACCAACATACCAGTAGATAAATTAAATGCAACTGATCCTAAAATACATTACATTATGCAGTCACAGTACTCTAAGGTCAACAGGTACGATAAGTTTTCTGCAACAAGAGGGAAAATTAAAAAGCATGAAATGTATTCAGTAGCTGTTCCTGACTATGTAGTATTATCGTATGACTTTACTGTATGGACAAATTATACCGACCAGATGAACAGCATAATAGAAAAAATAAATTGGTCAGAGGGTTCATACTGGGGCGAAGAAGGAAAATTTAAGTTTAGAGCAACTATTGATAGCTTTGAAGATGCTAGTGAATTTGATTCAAATATAAGAAATATAAAGACAAATTTTTCTGTAACACTAAATGGCTATCTTTTACCAGATGCTTATCCACCAACAGCAGATACAACACAGCAATTTATTACACCTTCTCAATTGACAATGAATGAGAACGGTGATTCTACAATATTAAGTGGAGATGATGCATTACCAGGGGATGGAACAACAATACTTCCAAACAATCCTGGAGGAGTTCAAAATACAACGACAGGCACAGGAGCATCTCAAGGAACATTTGGTGAAACTCTCACACTACAAGCAGGTGCAAATCTAGTATTTTCTGATATATTATTTGACGGATCTAGTCCTGTTACAGCAACAATAGCAATGTCAGACACACCTGTCTTTACATCTGTTTCAGCATCTACATTCTCTTCAGAGGGAACAGCATCTTTTGCAGCATTAGTTGTTGACGGTGATGCTGTTGGTCCTGGACAAGAAATTGATGGTGGTACTTTTTAGAAAAAACAATACTTATCTATAAGGCTATATAGCCGCAAACATATGAGTATATACTCATCCACATAAACTTAGGAGTGCTGTTAGATAATGGCTCAAACTGTTAAGATACGAAGATCCGCAGTAGCGAATAGAGTACCGGGTACTGGATCACTTGAACTCGGAGAATTGGCTGTCAATACAAAAGACGGCAAACTTTATTTTGTCAAAGAAGATGGAGACAAGACTGTAGAGCAGATACTCACAACATCTGCAAATATTACAGGATCACTTCAAATAAGCGATCTTACATTAAATGATTCATTTAGTTACGGAAATACAGTTTGGAATGAGACTAGCGGCATTAATCAACTATCAGGGTCGAGCTTTCAGTTCAGGTCTGGAACACCTCCAGAACTACAGATACATAATGGCAACGATGAAGTTATCTTTAAAGTAGACGACAAAGTAGTTGTACTAGGTGCAAGAACAACAACACCAACAGCAGTTGCAGGAGGAATGTTTTACTCAGGCAGTGGTGAATGGTTTGTTGGAGTTGATTAGTATATATAAAAAAAAGAATTTATTGTATAATAAAACAATATTTATACATAGAACTAGATTTGCTTAATAGGAGAATATAATGGCAACATGGAAAAAGGTGATCGTAAGTGGTTCGTCCGCAGCACTTTCGGCGCTACAATTAGATACTGCACTACCGATAGCATCAGGTGGTACAGGTGCAAAAACAGCAGCTGCAGCTAGAACTGCTCTTGGTGTTGACGCAGCAGGGACGGACAATTCAACAGCAGTAACAATTGCTTCAGGAATATCAACTCCTGACTATATTACAATTAGTGGACAAGAGATCACTCCAGGTCTAATTGACTTGGCAAGTGATGTCACAGGTGTTCTTCCTTCAGCAAATTTAGACGCAGATACTGCACACTTAAGTGGAACACAGACATTTTCTGGAGATAAGACATTTAGTGGTACTCTTACAGCTAATGGAGATGCAAACTTTGGTGATGATCCTGCATCAGATACTATAACTATAAGAAGTAGAGTAGCATCATCACTTGTCCCATCCTCTGACAGCAGTGTGGATTTAGGTTCTACTTCACTTTATTGGGCAAATGCATATATCGATGCAATAACCACAACAGGAAATATTAATGCGGGCGGGATGGTCTCAGGATCTTTTATTAGTTCTTCTAGAGAAGTACACATTAAAGGTATGGCGGTTTCTGCTTCAATAGCATCTTTATCTGCGGCATCTGGTGAAGCTAATGAATCTGCATTTAAAACAATTAGTATATCAACTAATATGAGTGCACAAGCAGTTGTTGCAGACACCGATGCTGACACATTAAGTATTGCTGAAGGTGCAGGACTTGCTATAACAACTAATGCAGGCACTGATACAATTACATTTGCTACTGATGGCGTGCTAGAAGACTTAGACACATTAGGTGCAGCAAGTGCTGATGGAGAATTTATCGTAGCAACAGGTGCAGGAGCATTTGCATATGAGTCTGGTAATACTGCAAGAACATCTCTAGGATTGGGAACAGGTGACGCACCAACATTCGCTACTGTTAACACAGGGCAAGGTGCAAACGAATTATACGCTATGAATCAGAACGTCAGAACTTCTGATAGCCCTACATTCGCATCACTAACACTATCAGGAGACTTGGTAGTTGAAGGTGATACAACAACCCTGTCAACATCAAACTTAACAGTTGAAGATAGATTCGTTTTTATCGCGACAGGATCAGCAGCTGCTAACGTGGATGGTGGTATTGTTGTTCAGAGTGGTTCATCAGCAGACACAGGATCAGCATTGTATCATGATAAAGACTCACAAAGATGGGCAGTTGCTAAAGCAATAAAAGCAGAAGCAACAGCAGTCACACCACTATCATTTGTATCTACAGTAACAACAAATGCTACGGCTCCAAATACAGCATCTGGATCGTACGGTGTTGGTGAGATGTGGGTTGAGACTGATACACAGGACATTTATATAAGAACAGCTTAATAGAAGAGGTTACGTATGGCTTTGATTGCTAAAAACAAAGCAAAAGTATTACTTGATGATGTTCTTAAATTTGATAAGACTGAATTAGAATTCTTATACAAATTAATACAATCATCAATGATACCGGGAAAATATCTTAATCAAGCAGTAAGTGTAAGATCTAAGATCGAAAACATGTACAAAGTATCTGATATGGGATCAGAGCTTACTGCTACGATTTTGGAAGAAAATAAATAATTAAACTATTGGCTCGAGAATAGGCATATTCTTGAGAAGTGGGCTCTAAAGAGTAACCAACCGTAGGAGAAAAATTAAATGCCAAGCTGGAAAAAAGTTATCACATCGGGCAGCTCTGCCCACGTATCACATGTAACTGCAAGTGGAAATGTGGAAGTAAATGGAGATTTATTCGCCACACAGTATATCAAACATAAAGGTGATGCAGACACATTCATAAACTTTACTGATAATAGAATTCGACTTAAAGCAGGTAATATCGGATTTTTTGATATGGAACAAGATGGTTCTGCTCCTTATCCTGCTACAATTAATCCTGGTGGTAATAGAGTTAACTTTAGGGCTATGGATAGAAATACTGATCTTCTTCTAAAGACTGATTCTGAAGAATTCAACGTTAAACTATATCATGCAGGTAATCAAAAATTAGTAACAACAGCAACTGGTGTTGAAGTTACAGGTAATGTAAGCGGTTCATCAACTTCAACTGGTTCGTTTGGAAGAATTGAAGCTACTAATATTTCAGGCACATTTTCAGGTACAACACAAGGCAACAATTCAGGTGATGTAACAATCGCTTCAGGAATGGCAACTCCTGACTATATTACAATCAGTGGACAAGAAATTACACCTGGTCTTATAGATCTAACAACAGATGTTACAGGAACTTTGCCTGTAGCAAATGGCGGTACAGGTGCGACAAGTTTAAATAATTTAATTACTCTAGGCACACATACAACAGGTGACTATGTTCATTCATTAACAGCTGGAACAGGTATTGATTTAGCAAACAACAGTGGTGAAACAGCATCACCAACTGTATCAGTTGATGTTTCAGACTTTATGACAAACGGCTCTGACAATAGGGTTGTGACTGCAACTGGCACGGATGCGATGAATGCAGAAGCAAATCTTACATTTAATGGTAATGCATTGTCAGTAACAAGTGCTGCCGATCCAATACTTGTATTAAATAAAACTGGTGGTAATAATGGAGCAATTCATTTTCAGGCAGCTGGGGCTGCTAAAGCTTACATATATTCAGATGCGAATGGTGTTTTAAAGTTTGGAAATACAACAACAAATCCTGTACTAACACTAAATACGAATGGTACTATAGCAATAGCGAGTACAATAGATGGAAGAGATTTAGCAACTGATGGTTCAAAGCTAGACGGAATAGAATCAGGAGCTACAGCTGATCAAACAGCATCTGAAATCAGAGCACTAGTAGAATCAGCATCAGATTCAAATGTTTTTACAGATTCAGACCATTCAAAGCTTAATGCGATAGAAGCAAGTGCAACTGCTGACCAAACTATTACAGCTGGAAGCGGATTAACGGGTGGAGGAACAGGTGATGTGACTCTAAATGTTGGCGCTGGAACAGGTGTTACTGTAAATGCTAACGATATAGCTATTGGACAGGCAGTTGCAACATCTGATAATGTTACATTTGGTAGTGTAACTACAACAGGAAACGTAAGTGGCTCATCAACCTCAATTGGCTCGTTTGGTGAGCTGATAGTAGCAGGTAATATAACAGCAAAACAATATATAGTCAGTGCTTCTACAACTTATATGACGACATCATTCTCTGATGGTAATACAAAGTTTGGTGACTCATCTGGAGATGTTCATCAGTTTACTGGATCATTTAAAGTTCAAGGGTCAATACTTACAAATGACTCTGTCACAATAGGATCAGAAGAACTAGAATCAAACTTCTCATCATCAATAGCAGGTAGGGTAAACACTCTTTCTGCAGCAGGTTCGGGTATTACAATATCAAATAATTCAAATAACAGGATTTTAACAGGTGACGGAACAAATGCAAATGCAGAATCTAATCTAACATTTGATGGAGCAGTACTCGGAGTAACATCTTCAGCAAATTCACCAAGTCCTACAATACAAATGGTGAATACAAACACATCACAATTAAGTGGTTCTAGAATAGAGTTCTACAGAGATAAGACACATAATTCTGGTGATGAAATAGGTGCTATTGATTTTTTCCATAAGAATACTAATATTGAAAAAATACGTTATGCTGCTATAAACGCAAGACAGTGGGCGACTGTAAATGGAAATGAGGGAGCATTCTTTGCAATAAGAGCAAAAACAATAAGTGTCGCAGACAATCCTATAGGACTAATGCAGTTTACAGGATCTGGCTATGGAACACTAAGACTTGGTGACCACAGGACTATCATAACAGGATCATCAAATTCAACTGCTTCATTTGGAAAAATTGTTGGTGATACATTCCACGGAGATGGATCTAATTTAACAAATATAACAGCAACAACTGCAACCACTGCAACAAATGTAACACTGACTGCTAATAATTCTAATAATGAAACTGTATATCTAACTTTTGCAGATGGTGTATCAGGAGGTCAGGGACTAGAGACAGATTCAGGTTTGACCTACAACCCAAGCACAGAAATTCTTCACACTACAACATTTGACGGTGCACTTACAGGTAATGCTACTACAGCAACTACTGCAACAAATGTGAATGTAACAGCAAATAATACTGAAAATAGTAATGATATTTACTTAACTTTTGTCGACGGCGCATCAGGAGCTCAAGGCCTAGAAACAGATTTAGGTTTGACCTATAATCCAAGCGTAAATACTCTCACAACAACTACTTTTGATGGTAATGCAACTACAGCTACAACTGCAACAAATGTGAGTGTAACAGCAAATAATACTACTAATGAAAATGTATATCTGGCTTTTGCTGATGGTACGTCAGGAGCACAAGGAATAGAAACAGATACTAACTTGACTTACAACCCAGCCACAAATACATTAGCAACAACAACCTTTTCTGGTAATGCCACAACAGCAACCACAGCAACAAATGTGAATGTAACAGCAAATAATACTTCTAACGAAAATATTTATGTAACTTTTGTTGACGGAACAAGTGGAGCACAAGGAATAGAAACAGATACTAACCTAACTTACAACCCAGCCACAAATACATTATCATCAACAAACTTTTCTGGTACTGCTACAACAGCTACAAATGCAACAAATGTAACTTTAACAGCAAATAATACTGAAAATGTTTCAGCATATCTAACTTTTGCTGACGGTTCATCAGGAACACAGGGATTAGAGACAGACGCTAACTTGACTTACAACCCAAGCGTAAATACTCTCACAGCAACTACTTTTTCAGGTAATGCAACCACAGCAACTTTAGCATCAACTGTAACTTTAACAGCTAACAATAGTTCTAACGAAAATGTATATCTGACTTTTGCAGATGGCGTGTCAGGTGCAAAAGGGCTGGAGACAGATTCTGCTTTAAGCTATAATCCAGCCTTAAATACTCTCACAGCAACAAACTTTTCTGGTACTGCTACAACTGCGACCACAGCAACAAATGTGACAGCCACAGCAAATAATACTGAAAATGTTTCAGCATATCTAACTTTTGTAGATGGAGCATCAGGAACACGGGGAATAGAGACAGACAGTTCTTTAAGATATAACCCCTCAACTGATACACTGTCAGCAACAAATTTTAGTGGAACAATAACATCAGCAACATCAGCAACGACTGCGACAAATGTAACTCTTACTTCTAATAACTCTGCTGATGAGACTGTATACATACCTTTTGCTGATGGCTCAACAGGAACACAGGGACTAGAAACAGACACAAATCTTACTTATAATCCTCAAGACAACCAACTAAATGCAGGAACTTTTAATGGAAATCTAACAGGAAATGCTACAACTGCAACAACTTCTACAAGCATAACTCTTTCTTCTAATAATGCTGCTGATGAGACTGTATATCTAACTTTTGCTGACGGCCAAACAGGCACTCAAGACCTAGAGACAGATGGAAATCTTACTTGGAACCCATCAACAAATATACTGAATGCAGGAACTTTTAATGGAAGTCTAACAGGAAATGCTACAACTGCAACATCCACATCAAACATAACTCTTACTTCTAATAATGCTGCTGATGAGACTGTATATCTAACTTTTGCTGACGGTTCATCAGGAACACAGGGACTAGAAACAGACGCAAATCTTACTTATAATCCTCAAGACAACCAACTAACTGCAGGAACTTTTAATGGAAATCTAACAGGAAATGCTACAACTGCAACAACTTCTACAAGCATAACTCTTTCTTCTA